TATTTTTTAGTTTTTTGGTTTTTAAATATTCTGCTGATTTATGCAACAATAAATTTGATTGTTTTTTTTGCAATTAGAGTGTAAAAATATCACTTAAAACAGTTGCAAATATTGATAAAATAAGGTATAATTAGGAGGTAAAATTGAACACAAAAAAAGAACTTACACAAGAAGATATTAATGAGCTTTTAAAGAATAAAGAAGTTTTGTATTTATTACAAGATTTAAAAACAGCTAAAACCTTTGAAGACAATATCAAAATTACTATATATATAAAAAAAGGTAAAGTAAAAGACAGGCAATACACAACAACGAAATATCATAGGGGCAAATAAACCTCAGCTGAGTGAGCCACTGAATAGATAGATTAGAAATAGTCTATTTGTTTAGTGGCTCTTTTTTTGTCTAGAAACTAAAAAGGTAAAGGAAAAATGAAAAATGAAAACATAAAATTATTGATTAAAAATGAATATGAAAATGGCACAAGCATGAGTGTTTTATCCAAAAAGTATAACGTCGGATTAAGCAGGATAAAGAAATGGAGTTCTGAAGGAAAATGGATTAAAAAAAAACAAAACAAAGTAACCAAAAATAAGAGTAACCGAACCAAAAAAAGTAACCAAAATAAAACGGTTACTTTATCTAAAGAAACGCAGATAAAATCAGACATAATTAACAATATAACCAAAGAAGAAATTACGGAAAAACACGGAATAAAAAAGACTAAATATTACGACATTAAAAAAAGTGTAAGGCAGATTCAGATAGAACAAAGTGAGAAAGTTTTAAATGAAATTGCAACAAAAAAATATAATAACGCAGTCGAAAGGTTAAAAAGGATAATCGAGGAAAAAGAAAAACTGGAAACTAGAATTCTTGAAACTACAGATAAAGAAGAAATGTCAATGATTAAACAAAAGTTGGAACTTCTGAAAGAATTTGAAAAAGATATAAAAGTAAATGCTAGGGTTATTTCTGATTATAGGCAAGCAGAATTAGAGGAACAACTTGTAAATAATGAATTAAGCAGAAATGCTTTAGAAATTCAAAAAGAACGTTTGGAGATTGAGAAATCTAAGACTAACACAGATAAGATTGATAACAAAATAGAAATTGAGCTGATAGACGTATGAGAATAAAGACTAAAATAAATAAACATTTCAAAGATTTAATAAAAGATAACGAAAATCATATATATTTTATGCTTGGTGGATACGGAAGCGGAAAATCTTATGTTGCAGCCTTTAAATTGATAATAAAATCAGCAACAGAAAAAAGAAAAATCTTAGTAGTAAGACAAGTAAAAGAAAATTTGAGAGGGAGTTGTTTTGCTGATTTGACAAGTGCCATTGAAACGTTAGGATTGGAACAATATTTTTATATAACTACAAGTCCACTTAGTATTAAATGTATTGCTACTGGAAGCGAGTTTATTTTTAGAGGATTAGATGATGTAAGAAAAATTAAATCAATTAAAGACATCGACACTATTTGGATTGAAGAATGCGATGAAATTGATTTTAAATCATTCAAAGAGTTGAAAAGTAGATTAAGAAGTATCAAAAATCGGAACATTATGATTTTAACCACAAATCCAAACGAATATGGCGTATGGACTTATAAATATTTGGTTGGACTATTAAATAAATTTAATATGCAAGAAAATGATATTTATGAGAAAAGGATAATAAAGTTAAAAGATGTAACACAATTGAAAAACGGAAGTATATTTACAGAAAACATATATTTACATCATTCGGTATATACAGATAATAAATTTTTGCCTGACAATTTTATAGCAGACTTAGAAACAGAAACAGATGACTATTTAAGAGCAATAAAGACATTAGGGAGATTTGGAAGTGCTGGAGATACATTATTTAGAAATTTACATCATATAGAGCAAAGCAGGATAGAAAAATTAATTGAAGGTAAATGGAATAGATTTGCTGGATTCGATTTTGGTTTCAGCAATTCCTATAACGCAATAGTAAGAGTTGTGATAGATGAGGAATTGAACGATTTGTATATCTATGATGAATTTTACGATAATCATTTAACCGATGTAGAAATGTTGGAAACTGAAATGATACAGAAATTAATAAATGACGGAGAAGTTGTTTATGCAGATAGTGCTGAGCCAAAGGCAATTGCTTTTTACAATATGAATAATCTAATGATTAATCCAGTCAAAAAAACGAGCGACATAAGCAAGGCTGGAGTTAAAAAGATACAATCATTTAGAAATATATTTATTGATAAAAATGTATGCTCTAACACATATAGAGAGTTGACGGAAATGAAGTGGTTTTTCAATAAAGATGGACTAATAGCAAAAAATCCGAAAACACAAAAACCATTTAACATTGACCCACACAGTTTTGACGCTATCAAATACGCTTTGAGTGACTATACACCATATATATTAAATAAACATTATTACAAAGAGGAGGTGGATAATGAGACTTAACATTTTTTCAAAAGGATTTTGGAGTACCAGGTCGCCAGTTACGTTATCTGAATTTATAAATAATTATTCTCTTGGAGACGAAAGTCCTGAAAAGTTTTTGAGCCAGTTGTATAAAAATCCTTTTACATCAAGTGCTATCACAAGAATAAATGAAGCAATTAACAATTTAAAATGGGGAACATATAAAAAAGGATATGGGGATAATGTTAGAGATGTTAAAAGCAGCTATGTGCTAAATACATTGCAAAATCCTAATTCCTTGCTTAATACAGACCAATTTATAAATTATTTTGCTTTGTATTATATTTTGTTTGGAGAACTGCTTGTAATGAGAGTTGACTTATTCACAAAAGCCGAGCTTATTTTATTCAAAAAAGGCTCTTATCACATTGAGTACGATAACGAAAATGTGTTGAACGGAATTAAATCAATAAGAATTAACAACAAGGAATACAAGGGCGAAGATTTAAAAATGTTTCACTATATAAAAGGTGTGAACATTTACGACAATATCGCCGGAGCAGGACACGGAATAAGCAAAGTGCAATCTTTAACCGCTTTACACAATTACTGGTGTTACATAATGCAATGGAATAACAGCATATTGAAGAATGGCGGTAAGAGAAATCTTATAATCGTTGTTAAAAGGTTCCTGAACGCTTTTAAGAAAAAGGAAATTAAGAACGAAATAGAGCAGAATAGCGGTTCTAGGAATGTAGGGAAAGCACTTATCCTAGATGGAGAAGGAGCTGAAATAAAAGAGGCAGACTTTTCGCCACAGGACTTCGATTTTCTTAATGCAATGGACGAGATTCGGAATACTACTGCAGCTGTTATGAATGTGCCTAGTATCTTAATTGGGGATAGGACAAACAGCAAGTTTAGCAATTATAAAGAAGCTAAAAAAGATTTATATACAGAGAATATATTGCCATTAGTTGAGCAAATAGCCGAATATCTCAACAACATAATGAAAGACAAGTTAGAAAGTAACGAATACATAGATTTCGATACAAGTACAATTGGAGTATTAAAAGAGGATAGAAAAGAAAAAATGGCGATGCTTAATAATCTTAGTTATCTGACAATAAACGAAAAAAGAGCCGAGCTTGAATATCCGCCAATTGAAAATGGAGATGATGTTTTAATCAGTACATCAATGACACCACTCAAAGAAATATACGAAGACGTAAAACCAGTTGAGGAGGAAGATGATGGCAAAGAAGAAGCGGAAAACGAAGAAAGTTAAGCTGACTAACTCACAAAAAAAGATACTGGCAAAAAGGCAATTGAAAATGCGAAACAGGTTGATATTAAAGCAATTTAATAGATTAAGATTAGTATTCAAACAGCTACGTGGAGAAATTGATGTAAACGAACAAATGTTTTTGAGTGAATTTGCCTGGGAAACGTTTAGCAGTCAATTATTCAATGAATTAAAAAAAGGGATACTCGAAACAGTAAGTGAAACATCTAATTTTTTAATTACGCATCGTGGCATTGATGAAAAATTAATTCCAGCAGTTAAGAACAAAACATTAAAAGCATTAAGTAAAAAGGTAATTGCTGAAAAGGTAACAAATATCACTAAAACTACGAAAGACATTTTAAATAAAATCATAGTTCGTGGACAGGAAAGTGGAACAAATATAAGGGATATTGCAAAAGAGATAACTCAAAAAGTAAAAGGTATGGAAAAGAAAAGAGCAATGGTCATTGCGAGAACTGAAACAGCTACTACTGCAACA